GGTAATGCAGGCTCAGCCAATGCCAACTTAAACGGGATGACTGGCGTTTGGACTCGTTTATTCGCAGGTGTACAAGATAGCTACTGTGTTAAAAGAGTAGACAACATCGCTACACTTAATCAAACTGCTGGAACTCGTGCTGTAGATTATTTGGAAAACGCTTATGTGCAAGCCCCAATAATCCTTAAGCAAGTAGCCGCCACTTCAAAAGTCTTTTTGGTAACTGGCAACATTTACGAAAATTTTATGAAGTACTTGGAAACTTCAGATGCAACTGCCAATGGCGTTAGGTTGCTAGTTGAAGGTCAAGTAAGACTTTATTACAGAGGTATCGAAGTAGTGCCGATGTACAACTGGGACAACGAAATTTCAGTTTATTCATTGGGCAACCCCTCACGCATCATATACACTACTCCCGACAATCACTGGATAGGAGTTTCACAAGCGGCCGACATAGACGGCATAAGCGCCTGGTACGAGAAGAAAGACAGAACGTACTACATTGAAAACCAATTTAAACTTGGTTACCAATACGCCCACTGCGACTTGCAAGTAGTTTCTTACGGTGCTGCAAGCTAAATAATTAACAGCCCCTAGAAATAGGGGCTTTAACCTTTTAAACCAAACGACATGGCAGAATGCTTATTAACTGGAGGTATCTCCATAGACTGTTCAAATTTGAAAAGTGTAGGGGGTGTAAGTAAGACCTTTTACGCTGTTTCTTTGAGCAACATCGCTTCATATACGGAAGCAAGCGGTTTTATTACTAACATAGTTTTGGATGCCTATACTAAGGTTTACAAGTTTGTAGGCCAAAAAAGGGGCAACAGCAAATCAGTAAATGGAGTTGTTCAGGCAGGTGCTAACAAATTCTTTGAACACGTTTTTGTCGGCAAATTGTATGCAAGTACACCCGCCGACGATTCCGTAATTGAAGACTTGATGACTACCGATGTAGTTATTTTCAACAAAGATAACAACGGAGGCTGGTTTGCTTATGGTCTTGAGAATGGCATGGAGGTAACGGCCTACGCACAAACATCAGGCACGGAAGCTGCTACCGACACGAGCGACACTTTGACATTCACAGGCCAAGAGAAGAAGAAGCCAAGAAGGTTAAATTTGACTGGTGGTAACGAGGCTAAACTCGAAAGTTTATTGTAGCTTTGATTTAAGTTTTCATAGTTTTAAAATTTAGTTGAAAAAGGTAGGGGGTTTTGCTCCCTATTTTTTTTGATTATCTTTGCATGTGTGTTTTAAATAGTTAAGGGTAATTAGTTAGAAAGATAGGGGGTTTTGCCTCCTATTTTTTTTGCCTATATTTGTGCGAACGATTGCAACAATGAGCGCAGACGAATTATACAACCTTTACATTCAAATTCCTAACGATGCAAGTTGTGAAGCCAATAAAGAAAGCCAGCAACTAATCATGCAGGCTTGTTGGATGTACGGCCAACTAATAAACGAAAATGTTTCATGTTCTGTTTGCAAGTGGAAGGGCAATATCAAACCTGCCATAGTAAAATATTTAAAAGGTTGTGGCAAACTATAAAGCACTTTGCATAGCGTTTGACGAAAAAAGCAAGGCTAACATAGATGCTAGCTTTGCTGATACTTATTATAGTGAAACCGTATCTCCCTTTTTTGAGAACAGTGTCATGGTCGATGCTATCGAAAAAGGGTTGCATTATGGATCCGATTACTTTGCGGTGCTTTCTCACAAGTTTTTTTCAGATACTATCAATAAAGAACTTAAGCCCATAACTCAAGCGGAAATAGAAGCTAGTTTTGGCGATAGCGATGTAGTGTCGTTTTTTGGCTATCAAACCAATACACAAATGTTTCTGCATGCCGAAAAAGTTCATAAAGGCATTGACGTTTGTTTTCGTGAATTATTCAGGCTATTAGGACACGAATACAACCCTTTAGAGACGTTTAGATTTGTAGTGTATAGAAATGCCTTCTTTGCACGTTCGACCGTTTACGAAAGGTTTGTGAATGAATTATTGAAGCCTTGCATAGCGTTGATGAGCGATAAAAAAAACGCTGAATTGTATCAAGCAATATGGAAAGACAGCCGATACCCTTATCAGGAAAAACGGTTTGCCACTCATGAAAATTTACGAGACAAATTTGTTCACGACATGGGCGTACCTTACTACCCTTTCCACGCTTTTGTTTTGGAAAGGATGTTTTCGTATTGGCTTAATTTAAACCTAGAAGTAACTTGCAAGCATATATGAGAAATATTCACATTATCCACGCAAGCCGTGGCAGGGCTTCGCAGGCTGAACAAACGTACCGGAACTGGTCGCAGTTGTTAAGTATGGGCGATAGCTATACGGTAGCCATAGAAGCCGACCAGTTGCACGATTACAGGCATTTGCCCACATTGGTAGTACCTAGCAAAACAGCTATTTCAGCGTTTAATTTGGCCGCTCAGGTGCTATCGTCAAAGTTTAAAGAAAGCGATATAATAATAGCTTTGTCAGACGATTTCCCTATTCCATGCGATTTGGATTTAATTCGTGATGCGGTGGATGCGGAAGGATTGTTAAAGACTTACGATGGGGTGCAAAATTGGATAGTAACTTTGCCAATAATGGGGGCAGTGTACTATCAAAACAAAGGCTATATTTACCCGCCGCAATACAGCCACATGTTTGCAGATACCCACATAACTCATGAAGCGGAAATTGAGGGCAGGTTACAGTTCAGGAACGACATTACGATAAAGCACTACCACTATTCCACAGGTGGCAGCGCAAAGGATGAGTTGAACGACCGAAACGACAAGACATGGAATCAAGGTTTAGAAGCCTATACTTTATGGGCAAAAGACAAACCAAAACCACAAAGCAGAGAATCGCAACCGCACGTTAATTGGATGAAACAAAATGGCTTTTGATTTATCAATTTTAATTTGTTCTATACCCGAAAGAGCAAATCAGCTTAAGGAACTGCTTGCTACGTTTCACCGTATCGGCAAAGGGTACAACCTAGAAGTTTTAACCGATTGCACAGGCAAAGAAATGAGCATTGGCCGAAAAAGGCAAGCCTTATTAGAACTGTCGCAGGGCAAATGGATAGTATATTTTGACGATGACGATATGCCATACAATTGGTATGTATCTGAAATATTCAAAGGTATTGCTACCGATGCCGATTGCATGGGCATAAATGGATTTATGACTACCAACGGTTATAACTTGCAAACATGGGTGCATAGGTTGGGCTATCCTATTTCGGAACGCATGCACGGTTTTGACTATGTACGTCCGATAATCCATTTTAACCCAGTGCTACGTTCAAAAGCTATTTTAGCAGGTTTTAAAGATATTCGATATGGTGAAGATATGGATTATGCCAACAGGCTTAACACGTTTTTAACTAAGGAGTATAACATCGAAAGACCGTTGTTTCATTACCGATATTCCAATAAAATTCCACATAATCAAAAATATGGATTGTAGTATTAAAAGTGCTTTTGTTAATGCAGGTTTTGGGGCATGGTATCCAAAAGGTAGTGAACGGCTAGAAAGGTCAATGATTTATCACGGGTGCTCTCATGAAATGTTATTTACACGTGAACCGTTTGCAGATATGGACACTAGCAAACCATACCGTATTAAATACCATGCCTTAAAAAAAGCCATTGAACAAGGCTATACGCACATTATTTGGCTTGACTGTTCTTTGTGGTTTACAAGAAGTCCAAACGAATTGATGGACAAACTAAACCATGATGGGGGGTTTTTCATTCAGTCAGGATATAATTTAGCGCAAACATGCAATGACAATGATTTGGTTTTTGGTAAATTAAACCGAGATGAAGCGGAGTTATTGCCCGAAATGTGGACGTGTATTTTTGGCTTTAATCTACTTACCGACAAAGGTCAAAAGTTTTGGCACTATGTAGAACAAGCATTCAATGTAGGTGTATTTGATACACCACGAGACCACGCAAATGGAAGCGCAGACCCTCGTTATTTGCATGCACGGCAAGACCAAACAGCCGTAAGTTTAGCTTACCATTTAAGCGGATATGATTGTGCTTTTCCACCAAACGGCATTGTTGCAGATTATAAAGACAATGAACATTCACTATTATTTAGACAAGGATTATGAGGCCACAGGAGTACATTCTAAGAAATTTACAAGGGTTTGAGGGCGATGAATCGCTGGCTCAGGAAATTACCAAAGCCAAAAAAGGCATAAAGGTATGTGTAGAGACTGGCACATATTTGGGTGGCAGTACGAAACGCTTTGCTCAAATGTTTGATAAGGTTTATACCATCGAGTTTTTGCAAGAAAATTTCGACAAAGCAAAACAGCATTTAATTGGATGCGAAAATGTTAAGCAGTATTTAGGCAGTTCGGCCACCGAAATTTATAACGTGCTATCTGAAATCAAAGAAAAGAAGGTGTTTTTTTTCCTAGATGCGCATTGGCAAAACGACTGCCCATTGATAGATGAATTGCAAGCCATAGGTCAAAGTGACAAAAGCGGAATAATTGCCATACATGATTGGGTAGTGCCGAACTCAGATTTAGGTTATGACAGTTATAACGGTCAAGACTTCACTTATGAGTGGATAGAGCCTACTTTGCAAGCTAATTTTAAACAATACAAGGCATGGTACAACAATCCCAAAACAGCCATTGGCGCAAGGCGTGGCGTTTTGTTTATCGAATTTTAAGCGGTTGGTTTAATTGGCTATTTCAAAAGCCGAACGAAATAACTAGGTATAGACGGCATATTTGCTCGGAATGTGCTTACAATAAGAAAGGAATTTGCACGGCTTGTGGGTGCGTTATTAAGGCTAAAACAGCTTGCAAAGAGTGTGATTGCATAAAAGGAAAATGGTAATGAATAAACTAGCGGCAATTTTTAACGTATTTGATGGTGAAGAACTTTTAGAAGGTTCTATTCGTCAAATTTTACCCGTAGTGGACACGGTGATAGCGGTTGTGCAAACGACAAGCAACTGGGGGGAGTACTATGAAGGCGGTAAAAACGAAGTCTTAAGATTGCACGAAAAAGGCTTTATTCAACACATTATCGCGTTTAAACCTACCATTACAGGAGAACGGCTAAATGGATGTAAGAACGAAACTAACAAGCGAAGTTTAGGCTTAGAACTAGCAAGGCAATTAGGCTTTACCCACTTTGTATTTCTCGATTGTGACGAATACTATGACACATTCCAATTCGGAAACGCATGGAAAAAAATAATCAAAAACAATTACCATGCATCAGCCTGCTACATTCAGGCCTACGAAAAAAGCCCATTGCTGGCAAAGGTAAATTTAGAAGAGTACTATGTGCCATTTATTCACAAAATCGAGACCACCACGCAAATTGGCTTTCAGAAATACCCATACTACTGTGACCCAACCCGAACGACAAACCATTTGATTAGTCATTTATTCCCGACAACGGAAATTTTGATGCACCATTTCACATCAATAAGAGCCGATATTGATAGGAAATACCGAAACAGTAGTGCAAAAATGAATTTTAATCAGGATGAAATGTTGCAAACCTATGCACAAATAAAGGCAGAAGAAAGCGAAAAGTTTAAATTCGTACCGAACAACTTCGGTATCGATGTCAATAGCACGTTTTTATAATTTATTTCGAGGGCTTGCCCCCATCGCAAAGCAAGACAAGTCAAACGATATACTTCCATACGGAAAAACCAATGATTTTCCCCTTAGACTTACAGAGGCCGTTTATGATTCTCCAGTTTCCACGGCCACACTTTCAAAGTTAAAAAAATACATAGCTGGCGATGGTTTTGCAGATGAAGCGGTTGCCAAATTAAAAGTAAACAGCGAGGGCGAAACGATGGACACGCTCCTAAAAAAGATAGTAGAAGACTATACTTTGCTTCGTGGATTCGCTTTGCACATTACATACAACCAGCTTTTCAAGATACTTGAAATAAAACACATTCCTTTTGAGACGTGTAGATTGCAGATACCCGACGACAAAGGCAACGTCGCTAAAATAGCGGTCAATCCTTTTTATGGCTTATCAGATTTTAAGAAAAACCAAACCAAGTTTTATGATGTATTCGACCCTGCAAAAGTAGCGGAGCAGTACGCCGCCGAAAAAGACTTGTACAAAGGGCAGATTTTTTGGTTTGCCGAAACGAAAATAAACAATCGTTTTTATCCAGTTCCCGACTACTATTCGGCCATGCAGGATATTGTGGCCGATGCCAAAACGGGAACGTATCGAGAAAGGCTAGTTGATAACAATTTTTATCAGTCGGTGCTTATCCAAATGATAGGCGACCCCGACGAAAAAATTCAATTGGACGAAAAAGGCGAAAGGTTTACTACAATTGGCGAGCAGTTCGATGAAGATTTGCGCTCCATGACAGGTGGCGAAGCGGCTGGCAGTGCATTGGTTACATGGTCGAGGAATGCCGATTCTATGCCAAAAGTCGTTCCGTTCCCCAACAATTATAACGACAAAATCTCGGAAGCGTTCATCAAACAGGTACAGCAAAATATCTGCATGGCGGTGGGTGTCCACCCCGTTTTAATCGGTATCGACCAAAGCTCTTCACTAGGCAACAACAACATTTTGATTAATGCAATTAAGATGCTGCAGCAAAACGTGAATGAGCCGCAAAGAGACCTAGAACGGGCATTGCAGTATGTGATGAAATATTGGAATGTGCCTTTTGATGTTAGCACTATTACAATCAGGCCGCTGTCATTGGTGGTAGATTTGCCCGACTATGTACTAAATGCTTTGACCACAGAGGAAAAAAGATTGTGGATCCAGGATAATTACGATGTCGAATTAGTGGCCGCACAGCCTACCCAAACAGATGTAATTGCAACTCAACTAAACAAGTTTGCGCAATTATTCGACACTCCTTTGAATTTAAGCAAAGAAGAAATTTCAGCAAGGTATCGGGAGTATCACAGCCTTGTAAACATGACCTATAAAGAGCTTCAAACATGGGGGGAAAGCGATTGCTGCAAGGCGCTTGGGTATAGCAAACAACCTATACAAAGAAACCTTCACTTGCTAAACACAAACAAAAACGAATGGGGAAGTAAAGAGTACAGGATAGCAGGTCAAATTATTTCAGCAATTAATCGCTTGTTAGATTTTGAGACCGATGCGGTTGTAATGAACGGCGAAACCGAATGCGGCAATAAAAGAGATTTGGCACTTAAAAACTTAGGCTACATAATATGAGTTGCAGGACGTTATTAATCAGCATAGATACCATTTACGAGTGGGTGGACATTGCCTTAGATATTGATGCGGAAAAGCTAACGAGAGCAATCATGGTGGCTCAGGATAGGTTTATAAAGCCATTACTTTGCCAAGATTTATTTGAGGAGCTAGTGGCGCAAATTGACAGCGAAACAATCCAAACCGATTATCAAAACTTATTAGATGCGATTGCCCCGACACTGGCTTTTCGTGCTTATTCTAGGTTCTTAAATTCAGCCAATATAGACAGTACCGAAAAAGGTTTACGCACATACAAAGAAGACAACAGCGATGTGATAAGCGATAAACGATTGGGCGAATTAATAAAGCAAGCAGAACAGGATGCTTTAAGTTATGAACAAGACTTGAAGATATTTCTGTCTAAAAACAAAGAATGCTTTTCCCCTTATTACGATAATTGTGGATGCGATTTGCGTACCGATGGATACGGCTTTAAAATCACAAGTGTAGGCTATAAGGCCAAGAAACCGAAAAAACAGTTATACGATTTACTAGATTCAGAATATGTTCAGCGTCGTTCAAAACAGTACGAGGAAGGTCAAACTGACTTATAACAATAGCTTAGGCTATTTTTTAATTAAGTTTGTAAATCCATTCAACAACGATATAGTCTACTCTATATTCGAAAATAAAGGGAGTGCATTAAAACCTATTATTGAGGTGGTGGACACTGGCGCTGTCGCTCCAGACCCGTTGGCTGGAGAAGTACGGTTGAACGTGTTGGGCAATTGGAATGCATTTATTTATAAACAGGCGAGTAGCTCAAACCTAAATATAGCCAATGCTACATTTATTACCGAAACGATAGTATTCGTACAAGGCGATGCGAAATGTGTTACGCCTCCACGCAATTCAGACGTTATTAAAACTTGCCAAGACGTTAAAGATTGCATTGGCATTTCGGATAGTGGGAATGCAAGTTACTTTTTGAATGAGCAAGGCGATTTCCTTTTAATAAGTGCAGGCAATATTGCAGGGCTAATTGAAGCAGGCACAAATATAACAATAACAGGTAGCGGAACGATTGCCGATCCTTACGTAATAAACAGTTCAGGCGGTGGTGGCGGTGGTACTGTTACATCAGTAGGCTTAACCATGCCTTCGGCTTTTAATGTAGCAAACAGCCCAATAACAGGTGCAGGCACATTAGCCGTAACAGGTGCAGGAACGGCTTCTCAATACATAAGGGGGGATGGCGTTTTAGCTACCCTTCCAACCAACGGTGGTGGTGGTGGTGCATCGGTCAATTACTATTTGAACGGCTCGGTCAATCAAGGCACTTTTGGAGGTTCTACTTATTATGAACTTAGCAAGACTGCCGTTACGGGTGCAGGCACAAACTTTAACCGAAATACAGATGGCTTAATAGCGCAATTTATAACCGATGCAAACGACCCTTCACAGCTTTTAATTCCAAGCGGCAATTGGAATTTTGAATTGTTTTTTTCTGCAAGTTCAAGTGGTGGTTCGCCTTCGTTTTATGTAGAATTATTGAAATATAGCGGCACTACTTTTACATTACTTGCAAGCAGTCAAAGTTCTGCGGAAGGCATTACCAACGGCACGACAAAAGACAGCTATTTTACACCCTTAGCAGTTCCCGAAACGGTGCTTTTGGCAACGGATAGACTAGCTATTAGGGTTTACATTAC